GGACTGTTAATCCGTAGGTCCCTGGTTCGAGCCCAGGTCGAGGAGCCAGAATTTACTGTTCTAGAACAAGCACTTAGGTCAAAAGCCTAGGTGCTTTTTTCTTGCCCGTTCACCAGAATATTAGACGTTTATTAGACGCTGTCTAATATTCTGCGAATTCAAGGGGCCGCAGCAGCCTTGCTAAGCAGCTCGTTCTTTTGGCTCGACCCGTTGGTGGTGCCGTACCAATACGCCAAGACCAACATCGCCACGGCGTCCATCAAACCCAACACCCTGCCGACCACGATCTCGCTGGTGCTTGGTGGGTAGCCGAGGAAAAGCACCGCGCACTCAGTGCCCAGCGTGATCGACAGCAGCACCAGGCTCAGCCAGAACAAAGGCTTCTGCGTACCGCCCGCGACGTTGGCCGTACGCGCTGAGTCGCGGTCTTTGAACGCCAGCTCGGAATACCTAAAGCCTCGTTCCTTTTCGTCAGCCTGGTACTTCAATTCGAGCAGCTTGATCTCGCTGATCTGGTCGGGCGTCAAGCTGCCACTGGTGATGGCCGACGCGATCCGCTCTTGCGTGGCTTCGGTGACACCAAGCAGATTGCCCACCGCCGATACAGCAATGCCGGCCAGCGGCCCGCCGAAAGCCGAGGCCACGGTTGGAGCCAGCGACTTGAGTGTGGTGAGCCAGTCCATATCAACCCCCAATCAAGTTTGCTGCAATGCGTCGAGCCCAACCCGCAGAGAACGCGGACCAGGTCTTGAGGTTCGTCATGAACATGAGCCGATGGCCGTTGTACCTGGCGGCAACAGCTGGCGGGCTGAGCTCAGCCAAGGCGGCCAGTGACAGCGGGCCAAGCGATCCGTCTGGCGTTGTGCCAATGGCCAGCTGCAACCACTTGACCGACTGGCCGACGCCTGAGTTCACCGCGCCGTCGAACAGGTCGAAGCGCACCTCAGATGGCAATTCGTCAGCCCGGCACTTGACCCAGAAGTCGCGCCGGTAGATCACCTTGGCACCGTCCATGGTGAGCGCCTTGATGTCCACCGCCGGGTAGCTGCGCTTGCTCACGCCCCAATTGGTTTCGCCACCGGGGTCGCGCGCGTCGTTGACGTAACCCCCTTCGTGGCCGATGAGCTGCTCGAACGCCTGGTCGAAGTCCATTTATTTCACTCCAGTTTTATCAAGTCGGTCAGCGATACGCTCCACCTGCCGGTCGAGACGGCCCAGTGTTTCTTTGACGGTGATGTATGCGTCGAGCGATCTTTGATCTTGGTTGGTGTCAACCTGCCGTTGGAAACCTCGCGTTTCTTCCATGACGGTTAACCGCTTATCCAGCGTTGACCATGCCGTCAGGCCAGCGATCAGAAAGCCGATGAAGGTCAGGATATGACCGAGGTTGATCGTCCGGTCAAAGACAATCTTTTTAGATGGGGTAATTTCGTCGGCCATGTCAGTCCTTACAGGTGCTTTCCGCTTGGATCGAACGGATCAAGAAGTGGAGCAGCCCACGCCGCAATCGACTTTCTCCAGCAATCACAATCATTTAAATGCCGCTTGAGCCGAGAGGTCACCGTGGTTTCTTGCGGCAGTTCAAGCAATAGAACAGTCATGACAGTGACGTTGACAAAGAAGTCCAAGGCGTAGCCAATAACCAAGGCTACAGACCCCAGCGCATAAGCCGTTTTAGACAGCTTTCCCTCGTCCTTCACCCGCTTAATTCCCATCACGCAGATATAAAAAATCCAGAGCATGAAGGTGCTACCCAGCCCAATCAGCACCGCATAGCCAGCGTCTAGGTAAGTCATAGTGCTGCCGCCTTTGTAAATAGATCATCGAGTGCTGTATCGTCAAGATTCAAGAATGCAGCCAGTTGCACCAGCAGAGGATCACCACGTTGGACCGTATTGGCTTTCTTCCAGATGATCTGTGCCTCACGCGGCATTTGAGTTACAGCAGCCTCAACGGCGTCTAAGTGACCGGCAGCGAGTAAGGCTAGTTGGGCTTGACCCATCGTCACCACGGTCGGCACGGGCTCCACAAAAGCCACATAAACCGGCAAGGCAGGCGGCACGGCATCCGGGAAGTCCGCAGCCGTCAAGCCAAAGCGGTTCACGGTGGACTCGTCTTTGACGGCCACCCAAGTCGCAGCTGCGTCATCCCGGTCAAGCCGGTAAAGTGACCCGGCGAGCTGCACCATGAAGGCGTCAAATTCGGGCGTGCCCTCGGCGGCGGCCAAGTCTTCAGGCGTGTTGATGAATGTCGATTCCATGGGTTTTCCTTATGTGGTTGAAGAGGTGGCAGGTGTCGGCGTGGGCAGCGTGGCCACGCCATGAGGCGATAAACTTTTGCAGGCGGTCAGGCTCGTCGTATTTGACGAACTGCGCGATCTTGCGTTTGGCGCGGGTCACCGAGTCTTTGCGTAGCAGCTTGTGGCGCGGCCAAATGCGGTAGCCCAAAAAGTTGATGCCGGTGCTGATGGGTGCCACTTGCCAATGGCTGATGCCCAAGCCCAGCTTGTCAGCGCTGAGGGTCTTGATGTCCTCAAACCAGTGGCGCAATTCGTAGGGGTTGCTGCTCAGCACCACGATGTCATCCATGTAGCGCGTCCACTCGCGCGCGCCAAGCGTGAAGTGAATGAACCGGTCCACCACCCCGCCGTAAACATTGGCGAACAACTGGCTGGTCAGGCTGCCGATCGGGATGCCGACACCGGTGGCGGGCAGCATGGCTTCGATCAAGGCCAGCGTGCGGCGGCAACTGATTTTCTGGCGAATGAGGCCATGCAACACAGCCCGGTCAATCGAGTAAAAGAACTTGCTGAAGTCGGTTTTAAGAAAGTGCGTGGCCTTGGTGCGGCGCAGGCCAGACTGCACATGCCGCACGCCTGCATGCGTGCCCATGCCCTGCCGGCACGCAAAGGTGCCGGGCAATAGCGTGGCCTCAAAGATCGGGCCGATCACCGCCACCAGCGCGTGCTGCGCCACCCGGTCTTTGAACTCCAGCGCGCTGATGGTGCGCGCCTTGGGCTCGTACACGGTGAATTCTCTGAAGCCGCCTTGCACCCAAGTGCCGGCCAATATTTCCTCACGGAGAAGCGCCAAGTTCATCTCGGCGTACTCTTTGAATTCGAGGTAACCCCACGTCAGACGCTTGCCTGCGGAGGTGCGCTGATACGCGAGCCGCAGATTGTCAGTATCTGCAATTTGCTCGATCAGGTGCTTGTACTTTTTACCCATCACAACGCCCCTGCAAACCCAGCAAGCCAGACACGACTTTCACCAAGGCTTGCGCCTGGCTACTCGTCGTTTTTCTGAACCCCCAAAGGTATTTGCCGAAGCAGGACAGCATGGCTGACCACACAAAGTAAGGTCGGCCCAGCGTGCCGTGGCAGCGCCGGAGCGAATTTATAAAACTTGTGTCCTCACAGACGCCGCGAGAACCGATGTTGTTGTTCGAGTTCGTGGGCGAGTTGTTCCAGTTCGAGCAACGCGAACCGGAGTTCGACGTTTCATCCCAGTTGCCCCCAAAGATTGCGGCGTTTATACCCATGTCACCCCCTACGCCTTTGCTTGACGATCCACGAGCCCAGCATCTTTCCCACCTCGGCCACCAGCACCTGCGCTGTTTGGACTTGATGGGCCGTGATGCCGCGCACTTGCTCGCCGCACAAAAACCGCAGCCAAAATCGCAGATGGGACAAGCCCGCGTCTGCGACGTACAAGCGGGAAACCTGACTCGATTTCCCTGCCTCTACAAACAATTGGACTTGCCCTAACAGGCAGTCCAGAAACATATCCCGCGCCACGCCATGCTTGCGCGGCAAGCTCTGCGCAATCGGGTACAAATAGCGGATGACCGACTCGTATTTTTCGACCACGGCCATGGGCTCGTAAGTCTGGGTGGCGTCGGATTCAGGTGTCATTTAAATTTCAAAATAAAGAGTGAAAAGGGGTCAAGGCGGCTGTCGCCGCCTACTCAAGAATCAGGGGGTCACAGACGCCGCGAGAACCGATGCTGGCGAGCGAGAGCGTGGGCGAGTCGCTCCAGGCCGAGCAACGCGAACCGGAGATCGACGTACCACCCCAGAAGCCCCCAAAGAACGCGGCGTTTTCCATTTGGTACGTTGAGCCGCGTCCGCCTGTATTCGCAGTCCATACGGCACCGGCTGCGCCACCGCCAAACTCAGCGCCCCATACATACAAGTTGCCGCTGGCGAGCATCACGCCCCATTTGCTGGTGTAGGCGGCGCGCAAGATGGTTGAGCCGGGGTCTGTGCCGCCGCTGCTGGCTTCGGTGGTGCCGTAGGCCAGAGCCGCAAATTCGTCATACGTCGGCGGGCGCTTGCCCACACTGCGCAGCACTTCATTGGCCTCCCACCAAGTCAGTGTGGTGTAGGTGGTTGTGCCGTTGCCACCGAACTGCGCGGGTACTTTAGGCGGTGAGCTACCGTCTGCAATGGTGACGTTATAGGCCGATGTGCCGTTGGTCTGGTAATCGACCCCCAGCAAATAAATGTCAGCCCAAAAGCTGCCCGCCACCAAACACATGCCGCGTGGGTCTGAGCAGCTGGGTTTGAACTTGATGTCCCATAGCGAGTATTGATTGATGGCTGGCGTCGTGTCGCCGCCTGCTTGCGCGGTGGCGTTGCCGCCAGCTGCATAGTGAAAACCGCCGATCTCACGGCTATTGGCTGTGGTGTAGCCTGACGGTGCGGAGAAGCTGGCGTCTGCACGCACAGTGCCGTCCGTGCAGGCAAAGATCGCGTAATTGACACCCGCCGTCAGCGTGGGCATGACGATGGTGGTTGCCGACGCGAAGGTCACCAGCGTGCCTTGTACGTCCACATACGTACCCGCTTTTATTTGGGCGGTGGATGCCGTGAGCTTGGTGAAGGCGACTGAGCTGGTATCGGCTTTGCTGAAAAGGCTGCGGGTGGATATTGACAGCGCGGTGCGTGCGGCTGCGGCAGAAACGGAACCCGTCAGACCCGCGATGTTCGCCACGGGGCCGCCGGCGATGCTGGCCGCACTAGCGGCTGCATTGGCTGCTTGCGTAGGCGCCGCAAGGATGGCCGCCAGATTGGCCTGCGCGCTGACGACGGCCGAGATGTTGGTGGCAACGGTCGTGACATTGGTGGCGTTAGCCACCACCGAATTGATATTGGCCGAGTTGCTGACGGCGCTGTTGATATTGGCCGAGTTGCTGACGGCGCTGTTGATGTTGGTGGCGTTGCCGGCAACCGCGTTGATATTGGCGGCGTTGCCTGCGGCAGAGGTGACGTTCGCACTGATACCGGCCACCGTGCTGACGCTGGTCGAAATACCCGCGACTGTTGTGACGTTGCCGCTGATGCCCGCCACCGTGGTGACGGCGCCAGATATACCGGCCACGGTCGTGACGTTCGCGCTGTTGGCAACAGACAGCGCGGCACTGGCCGCCGAGGCTGTTGCGCTGTTGGCTGCGGCCGTGACGGAAGCGGCAATGCTTGCCAGGTAAGCCGTTGGGTCGATGCCGCTGGAGATAGTCACCTTGACCGTGCGGGTCAGTTGCTCAGCGAGCTGCTGGATCTGGATCGTCGCCCGGTCCAGTGCCGTGTTGATGACCGCCGGGTAAAACCCACCTGCGTTGGTCAGGTCCAGGCTTTGCAAGTTACTCACCTGGCTGGTGGCTGTCAATGTGTAACCCGTGGCTGGTGCCACCAGGGCAGTGATGGTGCCGCCTGGGTTGGCGTTCTGGTCGGCGTTGAGCACGACGGTGTAGTTGGTGCCCAGCGTCAGCGTAGTCTCAACACCCGTAGAGGTAACGGCCTGTACAACCAGGACATCGGCGGTGCTGAAAACTTTGAATGCGAATGGGAAGGCCACCGTTACACCGTTGCCGGTGAACGGGCCAGCCTTGCGGGTGGAACTAGAAATAGTCAAGGGTGTACTCCGGTGGTATGACGGGCAGTGTGGCCCGCCATACCCCGGTTACGCGCACCCTAGTGCGGCTCTTGGTAGTACTTACCGATTGCGACTTTCTGGACTGGCTGATCCCGTCAGACTGCCGCGTACAGCATCGACGCTGCTTGTTGGGTCTATCTTTCCCTGCACAACCCCGGCCAAGTAGCCGACAGGTCGGGCCAGCGGCAGGAGTGGCAGACCAGACCCAATCGTCAGCAGCGTTGCCACATCCTTGACGGTACGCTGAGCGCTAGCCTCACCAATGGCCACTTTGTATAAGTCGTAAGGCACGCTCGCCCCCACCTCAACAATGCCGACGGCTGGTGACATGCTGACGCGATCATCCATTGGGTTGCCGTTGAAGCGAGCCACGGCACTGTTGATTGCTGCTCCGGCAAATGGGATAGATGCCGTGATGCTGCGCGCTGGACCATAGAAAAATACAGCCATCAACCAGTCATCCAGCCACTCGCCATCCTTGTCGTCATCACCTGGCCCCCCCTTGAACAGTTGAGCAATCAACTCTGCGACGACAGCCTGCGCATAGAAACCCATCACAAACACATAAAGCCCACGGCGCATGCCTTTTCTCACACCCATTTCCTGAGTCACCTTACCGAACTCAGTCCCCATCAAGTTCGCCCACATGTTAAAAAACCCGTAGAACTGAGTGAACACGCGCGCATACGCTGGGCCGGTTTCAATTCGGCTAACGTCTTCGGGCAGGCTACTGCCTTGCGTCTGCCGAACAGCGGCATCGGCAATACGCGAAGCATCCGTCAGCTGATAGTTTTCTGCCAATGCATCGTTGTAGGCCCCAGTCCAAATGATTGGCCCAATGACGTTGTCCATGGCCGCTTGCATGAAGTATGTGTGCCTCTTTGTTAGCTCCTGCATTCGCTCATACATATTGGGGTTGAGCAGAATACTCTCAATCTCGGAAGCCATTGCGCCCACTTCACCATCCATGCGGTTCGACATATAAGGCGACAAAGCTGCCACTGTTTCCGCCATCTTCTTAGGATTTTTCACGTACTCAGCCGTGGCAGATGCCAAACTGCTCGGGCTGACCTTGAGACTGGCACCAAAAACCCCAGACAACTGCTGGGCGGTATTGCTCAAGTTTCCCATCATGTAGGCCATGCCGGTACGGTTGCGCAAAGTATTGATGACGCGCATGAGGGAGGCCGCACCCGCCACAGGTGTCGTGACTTGTTGGCGTGCCGAGCGATTCAACCACGGTATCAGCATGCCCGTGATGGCCGCCGGGTCTTGCTTGCCCAAGGCGCCACTGACCTCCTTCGATGCCAGTAATTTTCTAGCGTCTCGCACGGGAACTTCCATGTGCGAGAACAGCAGCACCTTGTCGATGTGCTGCGGTAATGTACGCATGTCCAGCATCAAAGGCTTGTTGTACTCCACCCGAGACTTGGTGAAGCCTCTACTGGTGCCGGGAAATGCGTAAGCCATGCCCTCATTACCCTCTTCAATCAGCTTCTTGAGTTCGTTGTCCTTGACGATCCGACTGTCAGCCAGCGCGGGGACATAGCCGCCTTGGTACGTGCCGAATGGTGTTAAGAAAGGTTGTGCCTGCACCTCATCAAAGTATTTTCCAAAGGCCTCACGATGCGCTTTTTGGGCCAAGGGCTTCATGGCCTCCATGCCATTCCAGACAGTTTGAGCAAAGTCGTAGTGAGCCTTGGTTATGCGGCCCTCATGAATCATGCGGATGATGAAAGAATCCCACCGAGAACTGTCTATGTTGCCATTCAAGTCTTCCGTTGCCCAGCCTCGGCCAAGTAATAACTTGCGCTTGTTGCTCTCATTTCCCGTATGTAAAACAGCATGCAAGATCTCATTCATGGCAACTCCCCCAGAGTCCTTCCCAAAGGTGTAGTTCAACTCCGAGGCGTGAATCATGCCGCGCTTGAGTGTGGGGGCAATGTCTATAAAAGCCGCCCGAAAGCTACGTAAGTGCACCAGCTTGTCAGCCCGATAGCGATCCGCGGCCTCTTTGACTGGCGTGAAAACATATCGCCGGAATACACCCATTTTGTTCAAGCCGTCTTTCAAATCCACCCATGATTCGACCCGGCGAACAATCGCTTTCACAGACGCCAGATTCAGCGTTAGCTGTTCGCGGGGGGTGATGGCGCTGGATTCGCCCGGCATGTTTTTCGGTACGCCCAGCTCCTCCATGCGTTCAACCAACTTGTCTGCAATGTCTTGCTGGTCTAGCAAGTTTCCGTCAATTTCCATGACGCGCGTGCGCCTGGCCAAGAACCACATCGACTCAATTTCGGCATGTAGCCCACGAAGGCCATCCAGCGTCAGCTCCTGCATAGGCTTTGCTTGTGATTCAGCAACAGACACGCTTTGCATCAGGGTGGCGTACAGTCCTGGATCGTAAGCAGCTACCGACTTAAGATACTCGCTGGCGGCCTTGGCCTTGCCGCCATAACCATAATTAGCCAGCACTGCCCGCGCAGCCATGAGAATGTCCGCATCGCGGGTCTTCGCATTACCTCCTCGACCACTCACAATGCTTTTGAAGAAGGCGTCAATTTTCTTGACTTCTTCTTGCGCAGCGTAGGCCGCCTTGGTGGCGTACATGTTGACCAGCTGGTTGCGCTTGTGCTCGGCCTGCTTGGGCAGGTCGCCCTTGGCAGCGATGGCGGCCTTGCCGGCGCGCACCTCGGCGGCAGCGTACTGTGCCGGCCGGACGTCTCGCACCTTCAGGCGGGCGATCACCGTGTTGCCGTACTCCTTGGCGGCGGCCACCAGCACATCGACCGTGTTCTTTTTGCCTGGCTGCTTTTCTCGCACGGCCATGGCGTGCTGCAATGCGCGCAGCTCGGCGGCCACAAAGCGCACGCGGGCGTCGTTGTGGATGGCCATGTCGGCGGCGCGCTCCAGGCCGGCGGGTGTGGCCAGGTCGCCGTGCTCCTCCAGCATGCGCTGGTCGGTGCGGCCCTCGATGGCAGACTTCGGCGGCTCAGCGGCCAGCAGCTTGCGCACCAACTCGTCACCCGAACCAAACTCAAACAGCTCAGCGATGATCTCAGGGTTCAGACCCGTCTCGTCGCTGGTCATGCGCAACTCGGACAGCTTGCGCCAGATGGCGTCGTCTGCCGTGCCGTACATGTCGCGCAGGTCTTCGGTGCGCAGCTTGCCGAAACCCATCTCCGGCAAGTCAGGGATGTCCAGCGGCTGGTCACCGTAAGCGGCTTGCATGTCGTGGGTGATCGAGTAGCGGTCCGTGCCGCGGCGCTGGTCGTCAAACAACTCAGCCAACTGCTCCATGCTGGTCTGGTCGTTGCGGCCCTCGATGATGTAGCCCTCTTCCACCAGGTACTCGGCCATGGCGTCCATCGAGCGGCCGCCGTCTTTGCGCACCACTGGCGAGCCAAAGACGCCGGACTCCAGCTTTTCCTTTTCGTCAATGCCCCACTGGCTTTTGACTTCAGCCCGGTTCAAGCCGCCCAGCTTGGCAATGGCGGTGAAGATGTTATCGACCGCCGGGTTCACGCCCTTGGCCTGGCCGACTGGCTTGTCGCCCACCAGCTGGTCGCCGGCCTTCGCCGTCAGGAAGGTCCAAGCGCGATAAATCGGCTGGCTCATCACCTCGGCACGTACTTCGCGGGCGATCTCAGCGCGCAGAGCGTTGTGCCGCTTTTGCAGCTCTTTCAGTTTTCGGCTGCGGGCATTGCTCAGCCACTGCATGTCTTTCAAGCCCTTGGCTTGCAGCTCGTCCACGGCGTCCATGGTCGCCTGGGTGCCCATGTCGTGGTACAGCTTGTAAGCCTCCAGGTCCATGCCCGCCTCTTCGGCAGACGTGAACAGCGGCCCCATGTTGCGGGCAGCTTCTGACGCCTCGATCTGCTCACTGGTGGCCAGCATGCGGTCCATGACCGAGCGCACTTCGTCAGACAGCTCCGCGTTCATGGCCTGGCTAATGTCAGCCGGGCCAGCGTTGACCGACTTGAGCACGCTGCGGTAGACGTTCACCAGCCAGCTGCGGAAGGTCTGGAACATGGTCGTCAGCTCGATGCTGGGTGACTTGCCCTCAAAGGCGTAAGCCTCAAAGCCGCGGGCAAACTGCTCATGGTGCGGCCGCTTTTCGTCAGCCGTCATCAAGTACCAGGTGTCGATGGCTGAGAGCTCAGGCGAGCCCTTGACACCCATCCAGGTCAGCGTGGTGTTGAAGTCGTCAACAATAGAGCGCTCGCCGTCGGTGACCGTCTCACCCTGGCTGATACGCGCAGAGATCTTGGCGGCCAGGTCAGACTGGACCTCAAGGAAAAAGTGCCCGCCTTCGTGGATGAAGGTCGAGAGGTCAGCGGCCTTGAACATCGAGATGATGCTGGCCTGCTGGGTGATGACATTGGCAAACGCGATCTGGCCGCGCTGGTCTTGTTGCAAGATGCTGGGGTTCGTGCCGTCGAATGCACCGCTGTTACCGATGGCGCTTTTTATTTGGGTTGGCTTGAAGACAATGTAATGGTCTGAGATGTCGTTGCTCAATCCCGCCGAGTCGTCAAAGTTGCGGATAACAACCCCGTCATGGCCGGCGCGCTGGGCCTTCTTGATTAGCTTGTCAATGCCGCCAATGCCTTGCGGATTTTCACCCTTAGCATCCAACACCAGGGGATTTTGCAAGCTCAGATAAGTGGGGACCAGATTCTGGCCACGGCCGCGGTCCTTGTTTATCTCGGCCTCAAGCGCCTCGGCTTCCGCGTTCTTGGACTTGTTCAGATCCCAATTGCCTTTGTCGGCAGCGGCATCCGCTTCTTGGATGAGCTTGTCAACCGGGGCGAACATCGCCGCGTGGTCTGCGTAGGACTTGGCTGTTCGCGTGGATGATGAAAAGAAGAATCCGGACATCGAGCTGGTTGCCCGTGTTGCCGTGCCTTGGAATTCAGAGCTAAAAGAATCGAAGTCGCTGGCCGTGCCGTGGTAAACCACCAGCGGCTTACCCTCAGCATCCACCACCTTGCTTTTACCGAACCACTTTTTGAAGGCGTGCGTGTCGGTTTGAACTGCCGGCTGATTGTATGTATCTCCACTTTGATCTAAACTATCAGGTGATGACGGAGTTTGCGCATCGGACTCATAATCCGAAAGTGGGCGGAGCGCGGCATCCAAAAGGCTAGGAGTTTCCTGGCCTTTTGTTTTTCTGGCATCTTGTTTCAAGGCGGTAGCAAGTACTGTCGTCGGGTCTGTACCCTCCTTGAATTTCCATAATGTCGTGCCGCGCATATCGCTTCGCTTGCGGCTCACGTCCTCCACGTAGACAAGCACCCCGCCCTCAACGCGCTTGGCATAGGCGACTCGCTGACTGCCCTTGTCGGTCATCAAGTCCGTTCGGATGGCATCGTACTGCGTAACCACTTCGGGAATGGCAGCAAGGTCTGCCTCACCAATCGCCACCTGGCCGCGTCTGGCTTCATTTGCCGTATCCCCATGCTGCTTTCGGATATGCGCCATCGTGTCCTGGCTGATGGAGTGCGAGTAGCCGGTCAGCTCATTCGCGTCACCGGATAACTTGCCATCCAAATCTGTCCAAAAGACGGCTTTGGCAGAACCCTCACCACGCCATAGTGCGGCGGCAGCTTCGCCGCCTGAAACGTGCTCCCAGCCCGCCGGCGGTTGCGTTTTTAGCGCCTGCCCCAGCACTTGCGCACCCGCTTGCGTCTGGCCGCTGAAACCCAGCTGGTAAGTCTCGGCAAACTTCTGCACGGTCATGCCGCTGCGGGCTGCCATCACGGCATAGAAGTTGGATGCCAGGGTGGCGTACTGCTCATTCACTTTGGGCGTGAAGCGCTTGACCTCGTTCAGCTGGGTGAGCAGCTCGGCCTGCACCTGGTCGCGGCCGGCTTTGAACTCGGTGTCGCTTTCCTTTTCTTGCAGCACGCGCTCAATCTCAGCGTTCAGCGCGTCGCCCTTCTCGGCCATGTAAGCCTTGGCGTCGGCCCGGCTCATGCCGCTGGCGTCGGTGCGGGCGTGCTCCACCAGGGGCTGCGAAAAAACGCTGCCGGCTTCGGTCAAGCTGCCAGCCAGGAACTCGCCCGTCGGCACCACCAGGTCGGCGCCGCTTTGGGCTTGGTCCAACTGGCTGGCCAGGCTCGGCATCACTTGGGCCAGTGCTTGCAGGTCCACGCCGGCTTCGACCAGCTTGGCCGAATCTAGATAGACGTTGGGCGCACCATCGTCCACCAGCTCCTGCGCGTAACTGGTCAGCGTCTCAGGGCTGCGCGCCAGCAGCTTGCTGGCCTGCATGGTGGTCTGCATGGCTTCCAGCACGCTGGCGTGTTGCTCGGCTTGCTGTGCGAGCTTCGTTTGTTGGTCATTGCGAGCGCTTGCCGCGGTGACCGCAGTCATGGCGCCACCAGAAAAACCGCCTACGGCCAAGCCTTGCAGCATGCTTTCCAGCACGCCATCCGAAAGGTCTTGCGTCGGGTCCATGTTGCGCATGGCCCAGTTCTGGCCGAACTGCTCGCCGGGGCTCTGGATACCCTCAGTCGCGGCTTCGGTCGCCGCGCCCTTTACACCAGCGGCCAAGGGTTTGCCGCCTTGACCAATAATGCGGCCCAAGAACTTGCCGCCAACAAAGTTAACAGCCGCATCCACAATGCCACCAATCTGACCAGCCTGCTCAGCCGCGTTGGCCGATACCAGCAGGCGCGCTGCCTTGGGGTCATAACCTTCAGACAGCAGTCGCTTGTAGGCGTCGGAAGTGTTGAGCGTGGCTTCGCTGACCTTGTCGGCGTCTTCGCGGGTCTGGTTGTATTGCTGCGAGTAACCGACGGCGCCCTCAGACCCAGCACCCACGCGGGCCATTGTCTGCTCAGCTGCCAACGTGCCAGCAGCGCGAGCAGCGGCCGGCGTCAGTCCGGCGGCCAGTGCTTCTGCACTCGCTTGATTCGCGGCACCACGGGTCAGGTACATGCTGAGCCCCATGGCCAAGGATGACGGCAGCGACTGAATCGCATCACCGACGATCTTGATGGGACTACGCCAAGCAGACTTGTCTTCTTCCAGGGTGCTGTACTTGAGACTGCCGTACCTGTTTTGCGCAGCAGGTGACAACTCTTGCATCACGTCTTGGCTGCCTTGCTGCTGACTGCGCGCAAAGCGAATGCCAAAAGTTGCCGGGCTGTTGTCCAGCATGTCTTGCAGGCCGCTCGGGTCTTTTTTGTACAGCGTGGCCAAGTCGGCCTCACTGGTGCCAAAAACATTATTGGCCAGCGTTGCGGCTGCGCCCGTCAAACTCAGCAAGCCCGAATGGCCGGACTTCCACAAATATTCAGAAGCTGATGAAATCGCAGACAAGGGTCCGCTGTCATCGTGTGCCAGCTTTGCAAAATCGGCATCGGTGTACTTGCGTTGCAGCACCGGCGATAAAGCAGAGTCGGCAGTCACTCGCTTGATGGCCGCACTGCGCTCAGCCTCTTGCGGGTTAACGGCAACAACACCGCGCGGCTGGTCCAGGTAGCTCGCTATCTGGTTTTG